ATCATTCCAACCATCCAGGACCACCAACCGAACCCTGGCAGCTACTGATCAGAGAACCAGGTAATGATCAAAAGTTCAGAATAAAATAATCAAAAGTGATCAAAAAGACTTGACGTGAGAAATTATCACATTTAGTATTGTGAGCACTGATTCAATTCTGATCAGTTTTGATACCTATTAATAAGAGGACAAGATGAGACCATATTTAAACAACAGAACAAAAATGAAATCAACAGAATTCTGCTTTTACACAAAACCCTGGGGACATCCAGACTGTGATTGGCTTTGTATGGTCAAGGACATCAAGGAAGCTCTATTTTACGCTGATCACTTTGGCATTCCGCATTCCGGAGTCGGTACTGATGGGGAGTGTTTCTGGATTATTGAGCCAACAGAGGACAAATGAAAATCATCATTGAAAGAAAGCAGGTATACGGGAAGACCTTGTACTATCCAGTTTGCCAAACTTCAGAGATCTTTGCATCACTGACCAAAACCAGAACACTCGATCAATTCCAATTAAAAAAGGTCAAGAGTCTTGGATATACAATCGAGCTGAAACAACAAGAACTAGAGGAACTATGAGTGTTGATTTGAACAAGCATAACGAACCAAGTTACCAGGAAGTAACGGATAAATACTGCAAAGCAATTCTCTGTGGTGTCGCTGATGATCTGGAAGCACTGGAGAAAGCTCAAAAAGCTGATGAAGACACTGATGAAATCAGAGAGAGACTAGAAGACTGTTTAGATATCGAAATAGTAAAGACTGTGGAGATCTTGATCACTACCGGAGGTCCAGCTTGCAAGATAGTGATTGACCAAAACAGGAGGCCATCGATCTGGTATCAAGACTGGTACAAACCCTGGAAACAAGCACAGCTTAACGAATCAAAACGGGACATATTAGAAGAGTATGTCGAAACAGCATTCGGTTATTATCTCGATGACCAACTGGAGGAAGCATGAAAGAACTAAAAAACCAGACAATCTCTCACGGGACCATGAGGTCAGAGGACTTAATTCCTAAGTTCTTAGAAGTCTTGGAAGAACTAAACCCAAAAGTAGCTGAGAGTGCAAAAAGTCGGTTTGAGATCGATGTAGTAAGGTTACAACAATGGAACGAGTTAGCAGTCCAAGAAACACAAAGTCAATTTCTATCAGAACTTTTTGATCTGTTAGACCAGGAAGCACCAGAAGGGTTCTATTTTGGTTCTCATATTGGAAATGGAAGTGACTATGGGTTTTGGCAACTGGAGGAAGAATGAAACGGCACAGAAAATACCTGCACTTGGTAGCTTGTGAAGTCTATGAAGACCAATTTGGTTCCTTGGTAGTATTAGCAGACAAGCAAAGCGGATACATCCAGTTTGAATCTGATATTGAATACTTTTGGGAGCAATGCTTGGGGAAAACTACAAGGAGTCTAAAAGGAACTAAGAACATGGTCTCCAGAGGATATCACCAGGAAGTTTGGATTTATGATGAATACCTTGAAGCAATCATGGGGTTCACATGCGAACAGTAACCGTTTCCTGGAAAGCAGGAAAATTTGTTGTGACTGATCAAGGTGTCGAGATTTGGTCCGGACCTCCGGAGTTATGGCATTTTCTCCAGGATGCAATCCATGGAGCTGGTCTCCGTTTCAAAGATCAGAAAGCTATGGAAGAGTATTTAAAACACTATCCTAATTAATCAACAGACCCTTTTCGGAGGGTTTTTTCATTTGAGGTACTATGGAAACTCATCACGCATATTTTGAAGCATCCAATTATTACGAAATTGAATTCAAAGAAGATCAGATCTTCAAAGCATACCACCAGGGAGATTGTGAACAGGACGCAATCGAAGTCTCAAAAGAACTGGAACTAAATATTCCAAGATCTGAGTTGATCACTGGTTTGAAATACTATGGAGCATGGGAAATAGAAGAACTCGAAGGCAAGTCAACCGAAGAACTGAAAAGTATCGTCACATGGCTGCTAGCTGGGCAACTACATGATGAAATAGAAACAGAGGAACACTGAATATCCTAGGCATGCTCTCCGGAGTGTGCCTTTTTTTTGTCCTGTTTTCCTCAAACTATCATTTCTCGATGCTCAGATCTCCCGTCAGTCCGTTTTTCTGTTTCAATGCTAGTCAATTATGCCTTCGGAAGATCTCCCGATATCAACAGATTTGAACAGAATTACAAGTTTACCACTAATTTGCTGCTTTGAACCCGATCCGATTCGTTTTGATCCTGCATCTCGTTTGCATCGAGATTGATCCTGGTCCGCTCATGGCCGCAAAAATTACGACCTCCGCTCATAGGCGCAAAAGTTATGGCTAAGAAAACTCTGCTCGTATCAACTGACTGTCTACAGACGATGACTGATGAGGAATTCTTCGGAGACAAAAGTCCTGGGGAGTGGTTGCGTGGAATTAGAAAGGAACTTGGTTGCACTCAGGAAGAACTTGGTAAAGTTCTGGGGTACACTCGGTTTGAGATATTACGGTTTGAAACAGAAAAACATCCGATACCAAAATCCGTGAAAACATGCGTACTGCTGATGAAGATGATGTACCACTCAGATGAACTGGATAAACGGATCTTCGTTTCTCCACCACGGATACACGATGCTTTGATCCAGGAAGCGACTGCAGTTAGACCACGGATCAGAATTGATTAACGGATTTCAGATTAAATCTGATTTATCTGTTTTATTTTTGATCAAGGGTGTTGACAGAATGATCATTTCCGTGGTATCTTTCAGATCAGTACGGTCCGGAAAAAAGAACTTTACTTCGTTAAGAGCACCGTACAGACACTGAAAATTACCGAAAAAACCCGTTAAAAAGCCCTTATTGTCATCATCCTTGTTGACACTTTGTTAGTTCAATTCGCTGAAACCCTGATGTTTACTGGAGTTACTTACTGTCTTCATGGGCTTAACTGTCTAATGACACTAATGACACTTAGCAATATAACCACGAGAAGCTCTCTTTCCTCCCATCACCATAGCCTCTTCAATCAATCCTGTTTCCAGTAACTGTACTACCAGTTGTTCCCGATAGTTCTTCGGTAAATGAGGAGTTGATCTCGCTAGTTCCCGGTTACTGATCCCCCCTGGTTTCTCCGATATCTTCTGATAGACCTTGTTGATTCGTTGTTCATGTTTGGTTTCTCCCATTTCCCCGGCTGCTCGGTAAGCAGCATTACTACAAAGATAGTTCGTGAGTTCGACAGACCATTTCATATGTTCTTCACTGACAACAGGGAGATCATGCTGGTAGCCACTGATCGATACCAGTAGTGCCGCTTTCCTGCACATATCGTTTGCTCTCTTCCACAAGTCTCTGGCTTTGTTTACCGGATTCTGCGAGTGTTCCTTCCATTGAATCTGAGCTTCCTTGAGTACTTCGTTGGCTGCTTCTGTAGCATTGATCACCTGGGGCATTGGAATCGTTGCATCTTCTCCCATAGAAACTCTTGGCAGAGAGTACAGTCTCTTCAGTTGCTGTACCATGGATTGATTCAAAACAGGTTCCAGTACGTTCTGTTCTTCTGGAGACTCGTCTCTATTTTCAAAGATCCAGAATCTATTTAGAAATCCATTACTGATGAGATCCCCATTGATCAAAGGCCAGAACTGTTCTGGAGTACTCGTTCCATAGATCGTTACATGTGGCTGATGAATCACTTTCCGTCCTCCGTCTGTCTTTGTCCATCCTGATCGATAGGTTCCATCACTGAGACCATAGAGTTTCATCAACAGTTCCAGGATTCCAACCAGATACGGACTGCTGCTTGATAACTGAGTACGTTTCAGAAACTTACCGAATTCATCTAACAGAAAGAGCAATTGTGGCTGATTCGATAACTGATCGACTACTCCAGCATCACTACTGATCTCATCTCCAGCAATCACCGAGTCTGCTCCGGCTGCTACCAAGTATCGATCAATCATTCTCCGACCATGTTCTTTCCCTGCTGCAGTCGGTGCTACCGAAAGAGCATAGATGTTTGCTCTCATACCAGACTGAGACTTGATCCGTTGTCCGACTAGAGAACTGATGATTACCGATGCTGCCGCTATCGACAGAAGTTTTTGTTTCTTGTAACCGGAGTCACAGATCATCTCTGCTAGTTCTCCCAAAAATCCAGGAGGATATGACATGTCAAAGATTTCTACTGTCTCCTCAGTACTTATGACGGGTTCCGGACAATCTTCTTCTGGTGACATGTCCCAGGCACGGATTCCCTGCTTTTTCAAGAACTCAATGGCTCTTTGATCTCGAAGATCGTTACTCGACATCTTGCTCTTCCCTTCTCCATGGGTTTTCTAATTACTTCTAGTTCATCCACTTGAGAATCATTGATGTAGATATAGCCTTCCATAGCATCCAACAGTGCCTTCAGTCTTCCATCGATATCAAAAGACCTACGGTTGCCAGGAATCAGTTCTACATTGATTCTAAGACGTTCTGTGGGGAAGACCGGGAGGTTGAGATAATCCACTTTCATCTCATTGAGAACTCGTTCCATTAAGTCCTTATACTCCCGGCCTTTTTTCGACAGGTAAACGGATCGACTACGGAAAGAACTTCTGTAGTACGTGTTTACTGAAGGGGGAAAGGGTAGGTCAAAACTCAGGTTCATCATCATTGTCATCAGTAACTGGAGGAGTCACCAAAGACGTTTTTTCTTTGTACTTCAGTACTTCAATGTAGCCATTGTGATTGGTTCCGAGTTCTACGGCTACTGATCGGTTCAGTAGATCATCCGTATTGCTAAACGATTTCTCCAGACCACTGCATCGGGCAACCCTGGCTAACTTCTTCTGAGCACTCTGACGAGTAGATTCTGAAGCATGACCAATATTGAAATTGTCCCAGACATGTCCGTCGTCGTTGCCGAGTTTCATGTTCAACATCCAACCACCAGATCTTGTTGGTTTACTTCCGATATACAGAACTTCAACCATATGCTCTCCCGGTGGTAACGGAGAGGTCTGAATCATTTCTTTTGGGTATTCAATTTCAATTTCAAATCCTAAGTCCATAGATTTCTCCTAGTAACCTTTTTTTGAAAACCATATGCTATCGACATGATCAATGAGATCCTGAGGCACATTAGCAACCAACCGCCACTCATCTGGATTGTTAGCAGGGCGATTACCGAATCCTGTCCCAGATATCGTAAACCAGACAGTACCATCATCACATAAAGCAAAGACCGATAACTCCTCGTCTGAACCACTCTGGTGGTTTGTACTGATCTGGACAATCTTCCTAACCATGGATCTCCTAAAAATGGCTGAACACTTTTGTCCAGAAGTTGATGGAATTGATCATAGCTGGAGTCAGTAACAAAAATGCTAGTGATGCCAACGTGAGGAAAACAGAAAAGCGAAGTATTGTATCCATTGCATCTCCTAAATTGGTGACAGGGCATCGTATGGCTGTCTGATAGACCAATATTGATTAACCAGTAATGAATTCGGACCATTTTTTAGGGAGGAAGGTCCACTGGCTGTACCCTGTCTGGTAATTGAGTTTAGATTTAGTTTAAACCTTCTATCCAGTTGATGAGATCTTGGGAGTGATATCGGATTGTACGAGATCCTATCCGTGTGAATTTTGGTCCTTTTTTAGCACAACGCCATTGGTGAAGAGTAGATGCTTGGAGGGAAAGTAGAGTTGCAGCTTCTGCCGTAGTGAAGAACTCTTTCTCTTTTAATCGAACTGTTTCCATAGCGAATCCTTTTGTTTAAATTAGTCTGCAAAGTTCCTGGTTTGGTCCCATTCGTTAAAAGCAATAACATAGCGTTCTGCTGCTTCCACTAAATCTGTGGGAACTGAGGCCCGTTTATCTTCCTGGAGTAATCGCAGGTAAACTTGCCATGTCATTACAGAATATAAATTGTGGATCTCCTGCAAAGAGACTCCGACCTTCCTTTCCATCAGCATGTCTTCTAGATAGCCTTCAATCATCGTTTGACTCCATTCCTTGGCATCGGTGGTCCAGCACTGATCGGCATACTGGCGTTTCCATCGTCATCCATGTCTCCAGCCAGACCCAAAATCGATTGGTAGCAGTACCTTCGGGCATAGGTGATTGCTGAACCGTCTCCCTGGGGATCGTCTTTATGACTTGGTAACGTGTACTCCGATACGATCCATTGACCTGATGCATGAGACAGTCTGGAGACCAGTTTTGAACTCGTTGGATGCTGCTGCAGAGAGAGTCCATGTTTAGCGAGAACCGGAGTTGCTGCTTTCAGTAGTGCAGACAGAGACGTAAACGAGTTCCGGAAATGAGGATTGGTTCCGTCTTTCTCGACTAGAGCACTCATCTCTTCCTTGACCTTTGCTAATGCCTTGTCCAGTTCCTGAGTCTCCAGAGAAGTAATAAGGTCTTCTGTTATCTTCAGAATAAATTCACTCACATCTTTCCTTTAAAATTCGGTGACAGAATACAAGGATTGAACTTGCCAACCGATAGTTTTTAGAATGAATCTGGGCCTGGGCTAACTGGAAACCTTCTAGTAGTTCCTCATCGTCCCAAGACTTCCCGTGACAAGATTCGGGGACCAAAGACATATCCGTTGATCTCAATGTCTCCATGACCATGGTTTGCTCCATATAACTTGGTCCCTTTGGTCCCTTCATCTCTTGTTCAACTCTATCCATGGTTTTCATATCAACTCCATGTTGATCGGTGAAGAAGCGAATCCGACTGACAACTTTGTGATCTTTCCTCCTTTCTTGAGATAGTTTTGAATTTCATTCCGGAACTCCGATAGCTCTACAGACGAGTCTGTCGGTTTGAGATCGATGTAGTGCCGTTGTTGTAACCTTGTCCAAGGACTGTTGAAAAAATCATTGCTCTCTGGCTCAAACACGATGTCTGATTGTGGCGAATTAAACATCTGTCGGTTCATCTTGATCTTCTGAAGATCTTTGGAACATCGGTCACAAATCTTTGCTTTGGAGTTCTTGGAAAGAACCCGTTGCTTACATC